GGATCCCAGCCCGTCAGCGCGGGAGAGCCGTCCGCCGCACGCTGCTTCCAGTCGTTCCAGCAATGCTGATCGAGCAGCTCATAGGACATCGAAAGGATCACCTCGAAGCCGAGAAGCCCTGCCCGCGTCAGGAAATCGCGATGCCAGGCCTCGGCCGCGACGTTCAGCGTGCCGCCCGCCAGGCTGACGAGGTGCAGCGCGGCACCGGCATTCCATTCGAGCCGGAAATAATGGCTCATGCCGACATAGTGGTCGATCGCGCCCCGGTATCCGAGCGCCAGGATCTGGCGCAGCACGCGCGCGGGCGTCTGGTTGTAGGCGTCGTCATAGCCGGTCGCGATCATCAGGCCGTGGGGCGGCACCAGCCCGTCGCCGATCGCGAGCGTCGATCCGGCACCGTCGCTGCCCATATCCGTCAGTTCGACCCACGCTTCCGCCGGCGCCGCCAGCTCGCCCGACGACCCTGTGTAGCCCGGTGGCACGAGCGAGAGGAACAGACGGTCGATATCCCCCGCCCACACCGGATCGGCATCGGCGGGCAGCGCGAAGCCGCCGTCCATCGCTCCGAAATCGAGCGTGATGGTCGCGTCCTCGGGTGTCCCCTCGGCATAATTCCACAGGCGCACGTACCAGCTCTTCGCCGCGCCCGAGGCGTCGCGCCCCTCGATCGTCAGCGTCGGCCCGTTGATCGCATCGAGCGGCATCAGCCCGGACGAGCGCCAGCGGAACGCCAGCGTGCATTGCCGGAAGTCCCGCGCCGTCTCGTAGCGCAGTAGCGGGTGGTCGATCGTGTCCGCCGCCTCCCAGATCAGCCCGGCGAGATCGTCCATCCGGTAGAAGACGGCATCGACCCGGAGCGCATCCGGTGCCGTGGTCGTCACCCCCGCCATCATCGGGCGCGGGAAATTGACCGTCCAGAAGCGCGGATCGAAGCGCTTGATCCAGCCGCCCGCCTGTTTTCTCGCGCGGACCGCGTCGGCGTCGCTCGCCAGCCACCAGCCCATCTCAACGATCCGCCTGGGCGAGCGCGCGGGAGACGGCACGCGCCACCTGCCGGCTGGATTGGGCCAGCGCGCGCGGCTCGGTGCCGGTCGGCGCGCTGATGCTGATCGCCACGCGCACGTCGCGCGCCGGGGCGGGCGCGGCGGTAGCGATGCTGCCGGCGGAGGCCGGCACGAACAGCTCCGGCCCCTGCTCACCCACCACATAGGGCCGACCCGGCGAGACCGGCCCGCCCGTTGCGCGGCCCGGCGAGCCGAGCAGCGACGACAGCAGGCCGGTGCCGAGCGACAACAGGCCGCCGTCTCCGCTTCCCGAGCCGCCGCCGCCAAGCAGCGCCGCGATGCCACTCTTCACCGCCTGCGCGGCGATCTCGGACAGCACAGACAGCGCGGTGCGCTCCAGATCGGCGAAGCTCAGCTTGCCCAATCGCACCGCCCGCGCGAGGCCGTTCTCGATCAAGGTCGCCGCCCGGTCCGCGCCGGTGCCGAGCGAGGTCTGGAGCGAGGCCTGCATGGCCGCCGTGTCCTGCGCGAAGGCCTGCGTATCGGCGCGCACGCCGATCAGCAGCGTCTCTACCGTCTCATCCATCGGGGAATTGCTCCTTCAGCGCTGCGATCGTCGCGGCGTCGGGCGGGGACTCGCCCACCGTCCGCGGCCCGGCGAGCGCGGACAGCACGGTTTCCAGCTCGGCGGGGGTGGCGCGCCAGAAATCGTCCGGCCGCCACCCGAGCAGAGCGCCCGCGATACCGGCGAGGCAGGTGGCCCTCTCAGAAAACGATCCGTTCGCACTGAGCGAAGTCGAAGTGCGGGCTGCAAGCGCGGCGCCTGTTGCCCGTCCTTCGACTTCGCTCAGGACGAACGGAGTCAGGGCACTCACAACCCCTTCACGATCTGGCCGAACAGGGTGCGCAGCACCGGCGTCAGCACGGCGATGCCGGCCTCGACTACCTGCTCGCCGAAGCTCTCGCTGGTCAGCGCATCGGGCTTGCCGACTAGGCAGTGGAAGATCAAAGTCACCGTATCGGCGAGCGTGAGCTTGCCGGCGGCGGCCTGTTCGACGAGCGCGAAGAGCGGCCCGACCTGCTGCTCTGCGGCGACCAGGGCGGCGAAGCTCGGGCGGACGGTCAGCGTCTGGCCGCCGACGGTGAGCGCGGTCTCGCCCCGAGCAGGGTTGGCGACATCGCTCATGCCGCCACCACGGGGCCGGAGGATTCGAGCGCCAGCGTGTAGGCGCGCTCGCCGTTGAAATCGCCCGAATAATCGAGCTTGGTCAGCAGGAAGCGGCCGGTGATCGTGTCGCCGCTCTCGAAGCTCAGCCGGTAATCGTCGATCGTGCCGGCGAGGGCGTTGGCCTTCAGGCGCGCCTCGGCGGACGAGCCGGTGAACACGCCGCTGCCCGCCACCGAGACGCTGCGCGTACCGGCACCTGAGAGCAGCTCGCGCCACCCGCCGCTGTCCTTGTTGGTGATCGCCACCAGTTCGCCGGCGATCGAGAGCTGCGTGGTGCGCAGCCCCGCGACGGTCGAGTAAACGGGCGTGTCGGTGCCGTCGCCGACCTTGAGCAGGAAGGCGCTGCCGCTTTCTGCGGGCATAGTGTTTCTCCTCAGTTTTCGAGAGTGCGGACGCGGTAATCGAGCCTGCCTGCCCACGGCCCGTCGGGATCGCGGACGATGCGGGCGCGCAGGAAGACGAGGCTGGCGATGCGGTGGCCGTCGAGATCGCGCGACATCGCCTCGATCGCGTCCTCGGCCTGGCCGAGCAAGCCGTGGAGCCGGGCGGGCGTCGCGCCGTCGTCCCAGATCGCGATCGACAGGCGATGCTCCCGGCCTCGGCCAGTCTTGTGGCTCCAGTCGGTGGTCGAGCCGTCCGAGAGGACGATGTAGGGGCAGGCGGCATCGGCCGGCGGGCCGTCATAGATGCCGGTGAGCCCGAGCGATGCCGCGCGAAGCGTTGCCACCAGCGCGCGCTGGAGCGCTTGCGCCGCCGTGCTCATCGCACCAATCCGGCGAAGTCGCGCATCCGCGCGTCGGTCAACGAGCGGACCGCGAGACCGTGGCCGGTCAGCGCGATGCCGCCCTCGACGAGCGATACGCGCACATCGGCCGGCACTTCGGCCGCGACGGCGGAAGCGACGCGCGCCTCGGCGCCGGCCAATGCGGCGGCCACGGCGGGGGAAAGTCGGATGTCGGTCATGGAACCTCCTCCAGGATCAGCGCAAGGCGATCGGGCCAGGCGGGATCGCTCGCGACCGAGCGAACGGCGAGCAGCAGCAGGCGCCATTGCAGCCGGTCTCCCGGCGCGACGTCGGCACCGGCGCGCAGCATCGCCCGCCAGCGCGGCTTGGCAGCGGGCAGGTCGCCCGCCCCCCATGCCGCCGCCGTCACCGGCTCCAGCGCTGCCCAGGCGCCTTCGACGACCGACCAGCCGCCATCGGCACCGCCGAGATCGTCACGATCGGCAGACCGGCGCAGGATCGAGACGCGCTGGGTGAGCGCGCCGGCGAATTCGGCGCTCATGCCAGCCGCATCCGGCGATACGGCCGCCACAGTGCCGCGACGGCCGACGGCGGGCCGCTATCATCGGCGGCGTCGCGATGGGCGTAGAGATGCGCGACGAGACGGATCACGCCCTGCCGCAACGGCTCGGCGAGCGAGGGCCAGTCGGCGGCGAGGCCGGCGGTGTAGCCGACCTGCACCCGGCTCGCGGCGGGCGGTGCGGTGAGACGTACCCAACCGTCGCCCGAGGCATCGATGTCGATCGCATAAGCCTCGACCGGCAGCGCCGTCGCCGCACCCGCCGGATTGAGCGTCGCGACCGAGGCGATCGCGCTCACCGGCGTCGCCGGCAGGCGCTGCCATTCCGGGCTGCACGCCGGAACCACGTCGGAGCGCTCGGCAGAGATCAGCGCAAGCCCGGTGAAGCGCTCGCACAGGGCGATCGCGACGCCGGCGAGCGTGGTCAGCACCGCATCCTCGTCGCTGCCGTCGATGCGCAGATAGGCCTTGGCTTCGGCCAGCGCCTGATCGGGCACCGCCATCACGCCGCCTCCAGATCGAGCGTGCGCGTCAGCGTGCGATCGTCCGCCAGCGTCACGCGCTGGGTGAGGCGGTAGGCGACGCCCCGCTCACCCCCGCCGATGCGGACGGCAATGATGCCCGGCCCGGCCTCGACCGGATCGATCGTCAGGCTTTCGGGGCGGCAGGTCCAGGCGCTCTCCTCGATGGACACGCCGAGCAGCCGCGCGCGCGGCCACTCCACGCGGTAATCGAGCGTCGCGTGCGGAGACTTGGTCAGCATGGAAGAGAACTCCGGCAAGCGGGAAGGAAAAAGGCCCGCGCGACAGCACTCGCGCGGGCCAGGCCGTCTCGGTGGGAAGGGGATCAGGACACCGAGAATTTCAGCAGCTTGATCGCCTGCGAATCCGCCACGCCGCCGCCGATCCGGCGGGTCGCGTAGAAGTGGACGAAGGGCTTGTGGCTGAACGGATCGCGCAGGATCGCGGTCTCGCCGCGCTCGGCGATGAGGTAGCCCGCCTTGAAGTTGCCGAAGGCGACGGCGCAGGCGCCGCTGCCGATGTCCGGCATGTCCTCGGCCTCGACCACCGGATAGCCGAGCAGCGTGTCGGGCTGGCCGGCGACGAGCCCCGGCGACCAGATGAACTGGCCTTCGGCACTCTTCATCTTGCGGACATAAGCGAGCGTGAAGCCGTTCATCACGAACACCGCCCCCTGCCGGTAGGGCGCGCGCAGCGACTGGACGAGATCGATCAGCAGATCCTCGGGCTCGCTCGCCGGGAAATCGCCGTCGACGCCGGTGGCGAGGTACTGGAGCGTGCCGAACGGGCGGGTGTCGTCGCCGGTGCTCGCTTTGGGCGCCTGCAGGAAGCCCTTGGGCTTGCTGGTGCCGTCGCCGTTGACGAAGGCGGCACCCTCGGCGCGGGCGAACTCGGTGGCGATCTCACCCGCCAGCCAGCCTTCCAGATCGAAGGCCGCGTCGTCGAGCATCGCCTGCGTCGCCGCCGGATTGGCGAAGAGATCGCCCATCGGCGGCGCGATCTCGTTGAACACCGGCGTGCCCGTCTCGGCCCGCGCGCCATTCTCGGCCGCCCAGCCCGAGCTGACCCCGCCCGAGGTCACCAGCTTGCGATAGCCCGACGAGCCCACC